TTTCACAGGTAAGAATGTGGGATAATTACATCTATTGTGAGTTAAATAAAAGAAAGATTGCCATTCCACCTAAGAAAGAGGCAACTAAAGATGCAAAATACGCAGGAGCATATGTCAAGGAACCGAAACCAGGATTCTATGATTGGGTTGTTAATTTTGACCTTAATAGCCTCTATCCTCATCTTATTATGCAGTACAACATCTCGCCAGAAACACTCAGGGAGACTAGACATGCCAACGCAAGCGTTGAAGGGATTCTAAACAAAGAGGTTGAGTTAGATCCTGAGTTTGCTACGTGTGCCAATGGAGCACAGTATAGAAAGGATGTTCATGGGTTCTTACCATTGATGATGCAAAAGATGTATGACTCTAGGGTCATCTTCAAGAAGAAAATGATTAAAGCGAAGCAAGAATATGAGAAGAATCCATCGGTTGAACTCACGAAAGAGATTGCTAGATGTAACAACATACAGATGGCAAAGAAGATATCTCTTAACAGTGCTTATGGTGCTATCGGTAACGAGCATTTTAGGTATTACCGTCTTGCAAATGCTGAGGCTATTACTTTATCTGGGCAAGTCTCTATCAGGTGGATAGAGAATAAGATGAATGCGTACCTAAATACTTTGTTACAAAGTCAAGAAGTAGATTACGTCATTGCATCAGATACCGACTCGATCTATCTTAATCTTGGACCTCTTGTTGATAAATTTTTTAGTAGTAAGTCTGACGATAAGAATAAAATTGTTGAATTACTTAATAAGGTCTGCAAGGATAAGTTGGAACCGTTTATTGACTCCTCGTATGAGGAGCTTGCGTCGTATGTTTCGGCATACGATCAAAAGATGATCATGAAGCGAGAGAACATCGCTGATCGTGGAATTTGGACTGCCAAGAAAAGATACATATTAAATGTATGGGACTCTGAAGGAGTTCGATACAAAGAACCCAAGATGAAGATCATGGGTTTAGAAACAGCGAGGTCATCAACACCTCAGTATTTCAGGGATAAATTATATGCAGCTTTTAAGATCATTATCGGCAAAACAAATGATGAACTTATCTCTTTTATCAATGCAGTCCGAGCAGAAACCAGAGAACGACCCTATGATGAAGTCGCGTTCCCAAGAGGCGTTAACAACCTTGAAAAATATCGCCACAGAACTGACATCTATAGTAAAGGAACGCCAATCCATGTAAGAGGTGCTCTCTTATACAATCATTATGTTAAGAAGCATAAAATTGAAAACAAATTTCCTTTCATTCAGGAAGGAGAGAAGATAAAATTCATGTATCTTAAAACACCCAATCCTCTCCATGAAAACTGTATCAGTTTCTTTGGTGAACTGCCAAAGGAATTTGGTATAGAGAAGTACGTTGATTACCAGACACAATTTGAAAAGAGTTTCTTGGAACCTCTGAAAAATGTGCTACAATGTATTGGTTGGGATTATGAAAAACGAGTAACACTAAGAGGATTTTTTGAATGAGCAAAACAGTTTGGACTGTAACGTATCAAGATGCTCAAATAGAAGCACTTGATGCAGATCAGATCAGAGTCTTTGTAGACGAAGACACAGCAAGAGCATATGCTAAGCTCTTGTCGAAAGACCACGACTATGTTAGAATGTACGAAAGTGAGGTAAATGAATGGCAACGTTCCTAGATAATGTAATAAAGGATAGTGGAAATGAATTCGCTAGTATTGTTTCTGACGGTGTGGCAGCAGGTGACGTTACCTCGTTTGTTGATACTGGGTCATACATCTTTAATGCTGTTGTTAGTGGTTCTTTGTTTGGGGGTATTCCTTCCAACAAGGTTACAGCCCTCGCTGGTGAATCAAGCACTGGAAAAACTTTTTTTGCCCTTAGTGTTGTGCGTTCCTTTCTTAGCAATCATCCTACTGGTGGGGTCATTTATTTTGAGTCTGAGTCTGCTATAAGTAAAGAGATGATTGAGAGCAGGGGTATAGATGCTAAACGTATGGTCATCTTTCCTGTTGCTACTATAGAAGAGTTTAGAACTCAGGCAGTAAGGATTGTTGATAAGTATATGAAGGAGCCAAGGGATGAGCGTCAACCATTGATGTTTGTTCTTGACAGTCTTGGTATGCTATCAACATCAAAGGAGATGGAAGACATCTCTAATGATAAGCAGGTCAGGGACATGACCAAATCACAATTAATCAAAGGTGCATTCAGAGTATTGACTTTGAAATTAGGACAGGCAGGGATACCCATGCTTGTCACGAATCACACATATGATGTGATCGGGAGCTATGTGCCAGCTAAAGAAATGGGCGGTGGTAGTGGACTAAAGTACGCTGCATCGACTATAATATACCTATCCAAATCGAAAGAGAAGGAAGGATCAGATTTAGTGGGTAACATCATTAAATGTGAAACTAAAAAATCTAGATTATCAAAGGAGGGTTCTAAAGTTGCTACCAGATTATACTTTGACGAACGTGGACTTGACCGCTATTACGGACTCTTGGAACTTGGTGAAAAGTACAACGTATTCAAGCGGGTGGGAAACCGTCTCAAGTTCGGTGAAACTTCTGTTTACCCTAAATCTGTTCTCTCTGATCCTGACAAATATTTCACAGAGGAAGTAATGGCAAAATTAGAAGAAGCAGCTAGAACGGAATTTAGTTATGGCAATTGAACGTATTGAAATTACAATACTACGAAATTTATTATTTACAGAGGAGTACTATCGTAAGGTAGTACCCTTTATTAAAGATGAGTATTTCACTGAGTATGACGAGAGAATTATCTTTGAAGAGATTCAAGATTTTTCATCAAAGTATGACAAGATTCCAACACAAGAAGTTATTTTAATTAATCTTCAGAATCGTAGTGATCTTACCGAGGATAACTTCCAAAGTGCCTCCACCATTGTAAACTCATTATCTAATGAATGGGTTGACTTTGAATGGTTATGTGATGCTACAGAAAAGTGGTGTCAAGATCGTGCTATATATCTTGCGTTGATGCAATCAATAAAGATTGCTGATGGTGGGGATAAGAAGTTAGATAAGGGTGCTATTCCAAGTATCCTTCAGGATGCTTTGGCTGTCTCCTTTGACGAACATATCGGACATGACTACATTGAACAATCAAAAGATAGATATGAGTTCTACCATAAGACGGAGGAAAAAATTCCCTTTGATCTGGAAAAGTTTAACTATATTACGAAAGGTGGGATCCCTAATAAGACTCTTAATATCGCACTGGCTGGTACAGGTGTCGGGAAGTCTCTATTCATGTGCCACTGCGCTAGCTCCGTCTTGTTGCAAGGACGGAACGTATTATACATTACATGTGAAATGGCAGAAGAGAAAATTGCTGAACGAATTGATGCAAATCTTCTCAATGTAAATATCAGGGATATTCAGGATCTTCCAGAGGTTCTATATAATTCTAAGGTACAAGAGATTTCCAGAAAGACACAAGGAAAACTCATAATAAAAGAGTACCCTACAGCATCTGCTCATGCAGGTCATTTCAAGGCACTCTTATCTGATCTTAGCTTGAAAAAAGATTTTAAACCTGATATAATATTCATAGACTATTTAAATATATGTGCAAGTGCGAGGTATAAAGGTGCGATTGTTAACTCATACACGTATGTCAAGGCGATTGCTGAGGAACTCAGGGGTCTTGCTGTGGAAAATAACGTACCTATTGTTTCAGCTACACAAACTACTCGTTCTGGTTTTGGGAGTAGTGATCCTGATCTTACCGATACTTCTGAGTCTTTTGGCTTACCTGCCACTGCTGATCTTATGTTTGCCCTTATATCCACTGAGGAGCTTGAGCAACAGGGTCGCATCATGGTTAAACAGCTCAAGAACAGGTACAATGATCCCACTAATACCAGAAAATTTATGATAGGTATTGACAGATCGAAGATGAAGCTGTATGATGTAGCGGAGGACTCTAATGTCCTAAATCAAACTGAGGATGATGAGAACTTATCACAGTTCACTGAAACTCAAAATAGATTATCTAAATTTGCTGAATGGAATGTATAAATTATGGCTATAGATTTTGATAAGTACTCTCATTTCGTGGATGCTGTCACATCGGATTCCAGTAAGAATTTTGTCGATCTTGCTGACAGGTTGGGTGAACTTGACAGAGAAGGTGCAAATATTGAACGTCTTACCACTGCTGGCGTTGGCCTTGCTGCTGAGTCTGGTGAGTTTCTTGAGATTGTTAAGAAGATGGTTTTTCAAGGTAAGCCATGGAATGATGATAATCGTGAGCATCTTATCATTGAGTTGGGTGATGTTATGTGGTATGTGGCACAAGCTTGTATGGCTCTGGACATACCTTTTGATGATGTTATCGTAAGAAATGTAGAAAAACTAGAGAAGAGATATCCTGGTGGATCGTTTGATGTTGAGAAGTCAGAGAAAAGAGCAGAGGGAGATCGCTAATGTTAACACAACAAGTAGAAGATTCATTAAGAGCAGCACAAGAACATCTAAGAGATGCTCTTGCATTTGCAGCACGAGGAGAGAAACCTTATGTAGCAAAGCATATTGCTTCATTCCTAGCAGACATTGATAACCTTGTCGATGCACAAGATATTATAGAAAAGATGAGAGAAAGACTCGTAGAGGAGACAGATGGATCTTC